ATCACCCATTTGGTCTGTAAGGTTTCTTTCATTAATCATTTGTGAAGTAGCTTCTGTTTCATAAACTTTAGCTTCTGCTTTTGCTCTAGCTACTTTAACTTCTGATTCTGCTTTTGATTTATCAACTTTACCTTTTAGCCATGTACCTGCTAATTCAGCTATCGGACTTATCAATAAATTAAACATTTACAACATACTTTCCAGGGATAATTCCTTTAAAATCAATGACTTAGATGCTTTTCCCTAATTTTTCAATAAGTCTATTTGCTCTATTAGTGGTTTGTCTATACCAAAGTGAATCTTTCATTTCAGCTTGTGCAGTTTCAATATCGTTATCTAATAAAGCTTGTTTAAATTTTTTAAATTTATTTAATCTTGGTAAACCTAATTGAAATACCATGTGAGTTACACATTCTTTAACATTTTCGTCTACATTCATACCTTCTGTGAATTGCTCCATATCATTTATGGCAACATACAAATCAGATTCAAACCATTTATCAACTTGCTCTTTTGAAACTTTAGTTCCTATAGGTTTATCAAAATAATCGTTATCCCATTCTGTGATTAAATGCCCTATCCCTGCTGTTGGATATCCCTCAGAACATCTATAGATTTCATATTTTAAACCTTCTTCTTCAGCAATATGTTTTTTTAATTCTTCTAAGTTCATTTTTCCACCTTATGTTCTTGACCAATCCAAATACCAAAAATACCAGTCATAACACCCATAACAACCGATACAAAAGCTGATTGTGATGCTGTAGGGTCATCTAGTGCCATAAACCATTCTGCACATCTCCAAGACATTATTGTGCTTACTAGCATCATTAATCTTGGCAATATTTTCCATTTTAAAAAAGTTTCTACATTCATTGTACTAATAACTCATTTAATCCAAAACCCTCTAATAAAATAAGGGTAAAAAATAATAATAAAATTCCACCTGCAATTAGTTTACCAGAAAAATTTGTAGAACCAATCTTTATTGCAACAAATTCATTACTTAATATTCTTAAAGATAACTCAAAGCTATTTTCATCTATTTTAAGATTTACTGGTTTTTCATACATTTTTTTAACATCTAATTTTTTTTCCATCAATACACCTTTACTTTGTCTGGGTTGATACTTGGAACTAATTTACATACACATTCATAGGTTTGGTTTCCATCTTCTGACATAAATACTTGACCACTTAACTTTTCAGAATAATAAACACAATCATTCACAGATTTGAAATAAATTTTTGAAATATTTATTTTTTCTGGTTGCATAGCACAATATAGCATAAATGCTGTAATCAATCTTTTATGCTCCTTAAACTTTCCATAACATTATTTATGTTTGGCATTTTTGAACTTAATTTTGTAATCTCACATTTATATTTTCTTGGGCAAAATACCTCAATCATCATAGTATAAGTTCTGTTGTTGCCCTCATATATACAAGCTTTTTTTTTAGTAAATTTAGATGTTAGCCTTTTTTTTAATCTACAAGTTGTGTATTTCTTTGGCTCTATTTTGCCTTGCCAGACCTTTTGTTTGTATGTGTAGTCTTTTGGTGCATTATAAATTTTACCATCTGCAAAAGCTTTTAAACCAAGAACTAATATCAATATAAAAACACCTATACCAAAAAATATTATGAAACCCCATTTTAGCATTTCTATAATTTCGTCTTGTTGTTTTTTTGCTTGAATTTTTGCTTGTTTTTGTGCTTCTTTAGCTTGTTTTATTTTATCTCGTCTTTCAGCTAGAATCTGCTCCCAAGTTCCATGTCCAAAGCGATTGTCTATCATGACCTTTAACGTATATCTTTGCTCCTCAAGTAACTTTCTATCAATAAAATCAGATGCAGTTGATTCTATGCCAAACTGTTGAGCAATACCCATGCCCTTGCCTTGCTTCTTATTCATGTGTTCTTCGCCTTCAAAAAACCCATCAATCTGCTTAGCTATATCTTTTATATCTTTTGCTGTACTGATGTTGCTTTTGATAAACTCTACTGATTTTTGAACTAGAGCAATACCAGTAAGAATTTCTGCAACTACCATATTACCTCACGAGTAAACCAATCAGCATAACAAGTGCTGTTCCAGATGTTGTAATCATTATTGTTTCAAGCCTTTTAATTCTAAGGATGGTTTCTTTCCATCTTTCATCACTTACAGCTAAATGTTTTTCAAGTTTTAAATTAATACTTTGAATAGTTGGTTTTGCCAATTAGACCTCCTTTGGAAAATCATAAATAGGAGCATTTCCAGTTACTTGTTTGTCTTTATCGACTGGTGTTTCAAATAGTTTCATAAAATCAACCAATTTATTACAAGCATTTATTTTATCTTCTATTGTTTTTGTTGCTGTTCTTACATCTGCTCTATACTTGGTTATATTATCTGGAATAGCATTGTCTGTTTCAGACTTTCTTGTTACATACCAATCTGATGCAGATAATAAACCATTAGCAGTTGATTTTGTTCTTTCTATCCATTGATATTTTAAACCTCGCTGAATTTGTTGTTCACCAGTTAAAGGGTCAATAACTGCCTTCCCCTTTTCATCAACTACATTTTCATCTTCAAGTTTTTTTTCTATTCCCTTCGCCCAGTAAAATCTATTATCAAAACTTACATTAACATCTTTTTCTATAGTTACACCCCATTTCTTTAAATCATCAGCAGACCAAGATGATGCCCAATTATATGGGTGTTTAAAACCATCGGAATCTGTCCAAGACTTACCGACCTTTAGGTATACTCCTTTGTATTTATAAGCCATTATATTCTCCTATCTAGCGTTTGCATATTTAAATGGAATATTTGCAAATGCTATAAAAACATGAGTTACCTTTGCATTTGCATGTGAGCCATTATCTCTTACTTTGAACCCATTTGATAAGATATCATAAAAATTATAGTCTTGATATTGGTCACCAGTATCAGCCCTTAAAAATCCAATTGGGTTTGCACTTAGTTCTTCATCTGCAATGTGCCAAGAACTAGTTCCTAATGCTTTTGTAAGTATGAATTGAGGTCTAAATCCACAATAAACAAATGCTCCATTAGTAGATTCGTTACCTTTAAAACTGCCAATCTTTGAATATCCATCAATTTCTTTAAACATATACCCAATAAAATCATCTGAAGAGCCAGTATTACTTGCAGTTCCCACACTAAAAACTGTCGAATTTGGTGCAACATCATTCCAAATAGTAGCATCATCAACGGAACTGCCAGTACCATTTAAAGTTAAATAGTAATCTTCTGGAGGACTTGCCATTTTATGATGATAAGTCCCTGCCCAACTATGAGAAGCATCACGATTTTTTACAATCATAAGTTGAGGGGTGACACCTAAACCATGCCCTATTGTAGCACTCGAGCCAGTTCCAGTATATTTTACAATACTAAATCCAGCTGTCGTATTTGCATTTGAAACTGACAAAATTGAGCCATCAAAGTTTGTTGAACCATGAGTTGTATTAGTTCGTACTTCTGCACCCATTCCAGAATGGTTTTGACAATAATAATATAAGTTTGCAACTCCACTTGCTACTGTAATTGTGGTTGTGTATGCACTATCATTTTTTGTAACTCCAGTTGTGTATTCACTTCCTGCACTTGTTCCACTTGAATGTGTTCCATCATTTGTTAATGAAAATCTTATTGGGTGTCCTTGTGCAGAACTGTCCGACCAGTCAAAGGTATATGTACCACCTTCTTGTAGGTCAATGTCTACCCCATTTGTCCCAAAACCAGTTGTTCCATCACTTTTGAAAAATTGATATTTATTCGAACCAGTACCATGTCCATAATCTGTACTATCTGAAACTACTTTTACTTTATATGTTTTTGTTGGTGCTGTTCCATTTGCTAACCAATTCCAAGCAATATATGTTTGGCTACTATTATTAACAGCAATAGTGTTATCAGCATCGTCATCAAGAGTAAAACCATTAGTATCAAGTGACCTTACATTGTCATTTGTATCAAGGTCGCCACCACTATCATTTGATAACAAAGCTAGAAAACTATCATTACTTCCACTACCTCTTGTAGAATCAACTAGAACATGTGAATTAGTTCCATCTCGTCTTTTAATCCATAGCCAATCTGGAGTAAATGATATTTCACCACCAATACCAGTTCCCCCAGATACTATATTTGTTCCATTAGTAGCATTACCAGAGTAGGTAAGTGTACCAAAATGATTTACTGCTTGTGTATCTTCATTAGGACTTATGGTTGGTTCTGGTAGATTAGCTGTGCATAATGCTTTGAAACCTGTCGGAACTGGATATTTAAAAACACCTTCTCCTGCATCTGGTGTTTCTGTACCAACTTCTTTTCCACTTGTACCATCTAAATATCCATTAAAAGTTGGATTTTGACCGAAATTTACAGAATAACTTGAAGCAAAACCAACATAGGGAAAATAATCTGCTGTAGTTATGTTTGTTATAGATGGTACTGTTGGATTTGAATCTGCTGATGGGTTGCCTACATTATTACTTGCATCTCTACTATATGTTCCATTAAAATGAATCCACATTTTTGTGCCTTTTATTGCTATGCCTATAATATCATTATTTGAAAGATTATGAACAGTTGATGGTGTGTAAGAAATCGCACCCACTACATTTGTAGTAGCATGAATGCTATTAGCATGATTTGTTAAAGCTTTATTAGCAAAAGCATAAGAAGCATCTGGGTCTGCACTCATACTTTCTGGATTAACAATACCAATAAAAGTTCTTGCAGTATTAACAGCAGTTACTTGTACTTCAAAATAACAACCATCTGTCAAAAAATCATTAACTCTCATTGAGCCATAAGCATGGTATTGACTATTTCCACTTCCTACTATTTTTAAATTTCCTTCTGAATAAGTGCCAGTTATAGCAGAACCATAATTTCTATTTGCAAGAAAATTCAAGGTACACATATTATTCTCTGGGGAATCTGGCACAACATGAATAGCAGATAAATTTGATACTCTATCTAGGTCATTGCCAACACCAGAAGTATCTTTGCCAATATCGCTTGAATCTTCAAAAGTGTATCTACACCCATTAAGACCATAGTCAGATGTTGAAAGAGTAATTGCTTTTGGAATCCATACTCCATTTTTAGATTCTCCAAATGTTTCTGGTGGTAGTGATTGTCCATCAACCCAATTAAACTCAGCTATATAACCATCAAAAGAGTCTCCACTATCTTCACCATTACCAAAAATACACAAATGTTCTCCATCATTATTCCAATAAGTATCAACATGGTTTTGTGATGGATATGTTGTTGTTGTAAATGTTGAATTTTGTAATGCACCATTTATATAAATTCTAATTCTATCAGAAGATGTGCTTTGAGTGGTGTCATATCTTATAACAACATGATACCAACCACTTGAATCACGATAAGGGGCAACTGTTGTATTTGTTCCTACATGAATGCTGTCATTTTCGTTCCTAAAAGAGTGATGGTCGCTACCACTAAACCCTCCATCATAAGTCCAATAAGCAGTATAATTCCCTGATGCTTGATTATCTCTACATTGAATAAATGATTGAACAGTTCCATGTGCTGACTTTTTCATCCACCATGAAGTTGTGCAAATTGTTCCAGTTACAGAAGTTGGTGTCACAAATTGTCTATCTAATTTGTAATTAGTTCCTACACCAAGTTTAAGACTTTGCTTGATAACTCCATTGTAAAAACTATCTGAAGCACCAAACCATAATTCTGAACTTACCATTAACTAAACCCTAATTGTGGTGTGCCTAATAAAATTGAATTGTTAGCTTTTATAAAATAAGGCACAACATCATAAGCACTATTTGTACTAGATAAACTCAATGTTGCACCACCAACAGTTTCATAATCTCCATGATGACTTACACTCCCTGCACTTCCAGAACTTGGCTGAACAAATATTATTACTCCAGTTTGACCAATATTTGAATCTTCTGTGCTTGGTTGTGCTAAAGTGTTTGAACTAGATGATAATTGAACGATAAAATTTTGGTGGGTATCAAAATTCAAAGTCAAACCAGATGCAGTATCAATTGCAGGTTTACAAGCAGTTCCAAAAACAATTCTACCAGTTCCATTTGGTGTTATGTTTATATCTCTATTTGAAGTTGAAACTATACTATGTGTAACAACATCAAGATTACCACCAAGTTGGGGGGAAGTATCTCCAGATAAACTTGTAGCTGAATCTGATACGTTTACTGTATTTGCTGATGTATTAAATGTAGCAAATGTAATATCATCTGAACCATCATAAAATTTTAATATAGGATTTGCCGAATCTGTTGTATCTAACCACATCATTCCATGATTTATATAACTAGGTCTTGATGTTCCTGCATGAAATTGTGTTAAATGTTCTAATATTAAATTTAAATCCGACCTAAATGATGGAAAAGATTGGTTTGCTACTTGCAAATCACTTGGTCTTGATGATGTTGGATATGCCATTTATTTATTCTCCTTAAAAACCTTTAGCAATAAAATCAAAAGTCTTTGAAACTCCTGCATTTGAACTATTAAAAAAAGCAACATCAAATCCATTTATTGTTTTATTTGATACTGTAAAATAATCTCCAGTTGCCATACTTTGCCCAGTTATACCTATTGCAAAATTACCACTTTTAAATGGATTTGTAAACGTGATTGATTTTGTACCAGTTCCAGAAACAATGTCATTGCCACTAAATATTCTATCTTTCATATCTACTGTTACTGTTACTTCGGATACAACTGGTGTCGTTGCTGAATCTCTTGAAATTAAAACAACTTTAAATTTAAAATATCTAGCTTCATATTCTCCAATAGTAAAACCTCTAAAATCTGTATAAGTAACATTATCATCACTTGTTGCTATTTCTAAATGAGCATTTTGATTTACTGGTGCATCACCATCAAAATTTGAACTTGCATCATCAAAATTTCCACTTCTAGCATCAAATAAATCATCTGGATTATCAGCACTTTGTGTTATGGATGCAGTTATTCTTGCAGTATGTTTTGCACCAATATCAATTACATCTGCAAACTCATAACTTCCAGTTGATAAAAAATCAGCATTAGTTGCACCAGAGTCAAAAGTTCTTACTGTTTCATCATCAAAGTTTCCACTAGCTGAATCAAATAATTCTGATGAATCTAACTCTATCGCACCATCAACTAAAACTGTATCTGTGAAAGTACCACCAAATGTTGGGTGTTCTGATTGAGTTGTTATAGTATTAAAATTTAATGCACTTGTAACATTTGAAATAATAGCAGTAGCATTTGGACTAACATTACCAATTTTATCAACTGCTTTTATTAGGTAAGTGCCTTGCCTAGCAGGGACAGTTATTGAGGTTGCAGGTCTTGATATTTTTTCAACTAAAGCAACACTATTTAACCAATCTGCTGTACCATCAACTTTTTCTGAAAATCTTAAATTATAAAAAGCTAAATCTAAATCGGTAACAGCTTCCCAAGATAAATGGGCTTCTTCACCAGATATATTACAAGATAAATCTGTTACATCAGATGGTGGTGCAGTTGCTCCTACAATAGTTCTTGATGCTGATACATAGGTTGATGAAACTCCCAAGCTATTAACTGCTTTAACTCTTACATTATAAGTTGATTGGTCAATAACATTTAAAACTCTATGTGTTAATCCAGAACCTTGTGCATATATTATAAAATCTGATTCGGAACTTAGCTTGTATTCTACTTGAAAAAAATCAACAAATTGGTCTGGACTTGCTCCAACTGTAATATCTAAAGCAACAATAACTGTGCCATCATTATATTGAATTAATTGGTCGGATAAAGTAACACTTGCAGGGGGTTGAACTGAAAATGGATTTGGTAAAGTAGTATTTGGTATTGTGGCAACTTCTTGTTGAGTTCCAAATGTATAATAACTATCTTGATGTTCTGTTAGTTGTAAATTGATTGTATGGTCTGAATTTATTGTTAAATTTTGAACTCTAAAAGGTTTTGCAGAAAAACTTGGTGTTGCATGGGTTACATTCACTAAATCACCAACTGCTAAATCGAGTGCTGTTGCATCTGCTTTTAATGAAACATCTAAACTTGTTCTTGACCTTCTCAATATTATTTCTGCCATTTCTTGTGCTTGATATGGGCTGTTAATCATAGAAAAATCAAACCTACCCTCTAAAAGCAACCCACCATCTGCTGTTTTCATTGTTGAATGTTGGTCTGCACTCGCTAAACCAGTTTCATCTACTGGTGGAAATTGTGCTGTATCTGATTGAAAGCTTTTATCTGGGTTAATAAAATTAACAATAACTCTATTATATCTTGAATTTTTATTTTTACTTGTGACAGATATTCCACCAATAATATTATCTTCTGTAAGGCTTATAGAAGCTGAGCCAGACGTTTCAATAAGAATATTATATTTACCTGCTGTAAAATTTAAATACCCCCTACAACCCCTTAAAAAGCTTTTGACGTTATCTATAGCTTTTTTTGAAGTGTCTACAACTGCATGGCTATCCATTAAATCTATTGTACTTGCACCACTATAAGGGGTTATATCTGCATCACAAACATCTCCTGCAACTTGCCAGTCTGCAAAATTTGAATCAAAATAACTATTTGCTATCCCCATACCAAATCTATCATTTCTTAAATAATCTAATAATTGATAAACTGGATTGTCTGAATATGCCCATGTAGAACTTGTATCTGCTCTATGACTTCCAGACCCACCAGTAACAGTACTGTCTAAGTTTGGATTATAAACTTTTTTGCCCTTTACAACAGCTTGAACAGTTGGCAATGAACCAAATTTATCTCTATTCCATTCAAACCTAATAGCAAGATATGCTAAACCTCTCAATCTGTGGTTGCTTGTCCATGAACTTAGTGTAGATAATAAACTTGATGCTGTTTGTGAATCTGAACCAAAATGAGGTTCTACTGTTATTAAACTTGCACCATCAAAGAAGTTAGAATCACTACTTGCAACAGTAACTTGAGTATTATCAGCTAAATCTCCAGTAAATGTAACAACATTGTCATTGACTTCTATTGACGTAATGTCATCTATCTCGCCCTCACTCAAAACAAGAGCCATATAAAGATATTGATTATCAGCACCAGAAGTTTCTAAAAAAACAATATTACCACCAACTTTTCTTGTTCCATAAACAATAGGAATAGCACCATTAGCACTTTTTTTATTTATTAAAACACCCTTTGCATCTAAATCTGCTTGTAATTGCCCAAAGTCAGGTATGTCAGGCTGTGGTATAATCCAAGATATAACATCATCTACAAGGTCAACAGCACCATCTACAATGTCTGCACCAAGTTCAAAAATATCTTCAACAATATCGCCCATTAATTATATCTCCAATTAGAGCCTAAATTTTCAAACCCTAATCTTTTAAATACTGGCTCTGTATCATTCCCAGTTGTAACAGTTAGATGAATAGGTAGATTTTTAGCAATCTTTTTTACAGCATTTATTAATGTACTTACTAATTTAAAATTTCTAAAATTTCTTTTTATATATATTGTATGTAGATTCATACATTCTTTTGAACTAAACCAATAACTTGATTTATAACAAATTGCACAACCTATTAATTCATCAACATCTAAATCTTTAAGTAAAATTATTTGACCTTTTTTTAAAAACATAATTATTGAATTTTTAACTTTTTTATCGTCTACATCTGGCAAATGTGTGCCTTCTTCGTTTTTATAATTCCACAATAATTCTATTATATTATCAACATCTTTTATTTCGGCATTGTAGATATTTATACTGCTCATTATCTACCCCACTTAATATCTCTTACAGTAAGTGCAGAAAACTCCATACCTTTATCGCCAGAAAAGAATCTTTGTTGTGAATTGTCTGTAGTAGTTCGTCCAGATGTTTTGCTAAAATTTCCCCAATGTGAGGTAACAGAATAAACTACTTTGGCTGTAGTTGTATTATCTGTAATTTTATAATCATTAATTGTGCCATAAAATAATAAAAATGGGTCTGCTATTAAAGATAAATTACTATCTAAAAAACCTCTATAAATATGTACATCATCATTTATAATATTTTCGGCTAAAGCTACAGCAATATAAGTCTGGTCAACACCAGATAAACTAATAATAAGAGAGTTTTTTGTAGGTTTATTTGTTTCACTTACAGCACTTATGTTTCTTAGATGCCCATTAGCTGAATACGTTCTTGAACTGCCAGAAACACTTGAAGTAATATCAAAACTTGCATTTGTTAAATATATTGGTGTGGCGAATCCAAACTCTAATAAAATAACTGGCTCAATAATACCAGTTGCTAGTTCTGTTTTTACTGCACTTGTTAAACCTCTAGCCATGTGTCACCCAGGGAAATATCTAATAAAATCAATGACTTACACATCATAATGATTCTCTTACATCAAACTCATAATCAAATAACAAATTACCATCTTTATCGGTTTGTGAAGTTGAAAATTCTTGCACATCACTTGTTAAGTAAACTGTAAATGGGACAGAATCATAAGTTACAGAACTATCATTTGCTAATGCTTCCCTCAATGGTGGCTCTATAGTAACTGTAGAAGCATTACTAGATGCTGTTGCATCTTCTACTACCATGTAAACCTTACTGTGTGCAAACTTTATAAAATCACCTGCTTTTAATCTACCCGCACCATCTCCTGCAAAACCATCTATTGCTATTGTAGTGTCTGCAACTGCATGGACTCCATTTACTAACAATGTTCCAGTTTCGTTACCTTGTGCATTAAAATAACTTGGAAATGTTACAGTAAAATCTTGTTGCCTGCTTCTTTGTTTCATTATAAATGCCATAACTGGTGCAAAATCTGCTCTAGTCATAAGTGGGTATTTTATTGAAAAGCTAAAATGTTGCCCTTGGATTTGCCTTCTAAATGTCTTGCCACTATCGGTTTCAGATAACAAAGTTTTTTGATTACTTTTAATATTGATTGCGACAAAGTTAGTTTTTGGTAATGCTCCACTCATACTATTGCCATTTTACCCTTTTCATTCATTGCACCATTAATAATATTAACAATAACACCTCTACTATTTACAAGTAACTCATTAAATCCCCTTGCATCAACAGTATTAATATTAAAATTTACTGTTACTGGTTGTGAAGCACCAAGTTTATTATTTGGTATAACATTTGATGGTCTATCTGGCACAATCAATTCTGCACCTGCTTCACCTACCATATATGGCTCACCTTGATTCATTCGACCACCTAGCCTACGACCTGCAAATTTTTGTTGGGAAATACTGGCTATTTGAATAGCACCCAAAGCACCTATAGCAATAGCCAATGGTATGTTAGGTAAAACTTTAGCAACTGCACCTGCTGTGTCCATTATCGCCTCACCTAGTCTAAATGCTTTATTTAGCTGAAATGCTTTCCTATTACTTTGTGCTAGTTGGTCTAATGCTTCTCTACCAACTTTCTTTGCCAAATCGGTTTTATCTTTACCAGACATTTTTTCTAAGTTTATTTCACTAGCTTTTCCAGATTTGATAAGTTGGAAATTTTCATCAAAAACTTGTTTTCTTATTGCTTTTTCTTTTTCAGCAGTTTCATGTGCAATTTGTAGTAATTTATCAGCTTGTATTCTAGCAAGTTCTACTTGTAATTCATCATGCCCTTGTATTCTTTGAATGTTTTTTTCATTCATTTCTTTTTGTAATTCAAACTCAACATTTAATTGTTCTCTTAATGGATTAATTGGGTCAATAAGTTCTGCACCTGTCATACTCGAATCAAGTCTTGTGCCTTGCCCTATTTCTGCACCAGTAATAAATTTTTTATTTAATTCTTCTTGTTTCTTAATAAGTTCATCAATTTTTTTCATTTCTTTAATTATTTGGTCTTGACGTTCTGCTGTTAAAAATACTTGTCTATTTTTACCAACGTTTTGTTCTTCAATAGCTTTTGTAAGTTCTCTTTCTTTTTCTATTTGTTTGTTTGTAGCTACTAAGTCTTTTTTTGCTCTCTCTAAAACTTCTCCAGAAGCATTTTTTATACCTAATAAAAGAACTTCTTTTCTTTTTAATAATCTATTAAGTTTTCTATTTGGCTCTGCACCACCTGCGACTGCATCATTCATTTCTGTAAATGCTATCGCAATACCAATTAATGCACCAACAACAGTTGTTTTGGTTACTTTGGAAAAAATTCTTAGGCTTTTAGTAGCCAAAGCAATATTTGCAGATAATGTTAAAAACCCAGTTGCTATTTTACCTACAATCAATGCTATGCCTATTGCTTTTATTGTTTCAAAATTATCAGCTAAAAACCTAACTGCTTCGCCAGTTGCAATAACTGCTTCTGATAACCCTTTACCTATACTTTTGGCTATATCATCAATAGTATCTTGATTATCTTGTAATGCTTGGTCTAATGCACCAAATTCTTGCTTTAAACCAATAAAGAAACTTTCAGCAACAACTTTTTGAAAATTAAAGAACTTATCACCAATCATAGATAAAGTTCCTTCAAGGGTTTTAGCTAAATCACTTGTAGCACCTGCCATAGTGCCATTTGCACCAAAAACTTTTTCAAATGCTTCTGCTGTTTCTTCTGCTGTTACTGTTGCCCCTGCTTTAAAACCTAGTAAATCCCTAACACCTCTTTCTCTAAATATGTCTGCACTTGCTATTCCTGCTGATAATGACCTTTGTATTTGTTCTGCTGTGGTTCTAAAATCTAATCCAGTAACAGATGCAACATTACCAGTTATTTCAAGCATTTTGGCTAATTCATCTGCATCTTTGGAAACAACTGCAAGATTTCCTGCACCTGCTTGTATCTGCTCAAGACTAAAAGGCACTTTACCTGCAAATTTAGCCATTTCATCAAAGGCTTTTGCACCTTCTTCGGCACTACCAAATAAAAATTTTAATCTAATTCTAAGGGATTCAACTTGTTTACCAACATCAATAAATGATTTTATGGCAACACCTGCACCTAAACCTATAAAGGCATTTCTAAGATTAAAGACTGCACTTTTAAGACCATCAACACCTTTTGTGGCAGATTGCATAGCTTGTCTGGTTTTATCCTTAGCTATAATATCAATATTAACTTGTTTTGTTGCCACTATCTTTGAGCCTTTGCTAGTCTTTCTTGTCTTTCTCTTTCATCATTTTGAATTTGAAAGTATGCTAACCACATATTAAACTCATATACTGACATTTGCAAGATTTCGGAAACAGTCTTGTGTAGCTTTTCTGCTAACCCAAAAATATTATGTAATTCTACATCATTTCTAAGTTTTTTTTATTATCTTCAATATCTGTGTTTCCAGTTCCCATAATCTTTGTGGCAACATCTGCAATAACATTAGTATCAGCTTTAGTTTTAAAAGCTAAAACATGAGTTCCATTAAACATTTTATTACCATCTTTTGTTAATGCCTTTTCAATAATAACATCAATCAAAACAATTAAATCTGTGCCACTAGCACCTTTAAAAATTTTTTGTTTTTCAAGCATATTGAAAGGTTTACAAAATATAGCTTTATCGCCTACTAAATCCCATTCTGGTACTTCAATTATTTGAGTGTCAAGGGTACTGAAATGGTTTCTAATACCATCAAAATAATCAATTTTTTGTTCTGTCATTTACACAGTACCGATAGTTAGACCACCATTGCCTTGTACTGATACAGTTCTAGTTGTAACACCATCTAATGTAACACCAACTGACATTCCAGTTACAATGCCATTTCCAGAAAACTTTCTATCTCCAGAAGCATTCCCCTCTGGTAAAAATGCAAATGTTAGTTCTGCACCCTGTACTAAAGCAGTTTGCCCAGAATCGGTTTCATCAAAGTTCATATCAATACTAGCTGTATATGTACCCCTACCAACTATAAAAGACTTCATTGAATTACCTAATGGTGTATCTTCAACAACGTCTTGGGTAGTGTCTACTGTGAAACCAGTTGCATTACCTAGTGTAGTACCACCGATAGTAACAACTCCCTCTTTTCCATGATGTGTAGCCATTTATTACTCCTTCTCTTTAGTTTCTTTAGTTTTTTCAGCTTTTTTAATTACTGGTTTTTGATCTTCTAAAGCAAATCCATTATTTTGAAAATGCTCTATGTGATCTTCTGTACATTTTATAATAGTTTCGCCTTTTTTCATAGTAACATTTTTAGCCATTAAGCACTCCCTCTAGTAAATTCATAAATAACTCTTGCTGTTATTCTTACACCACCATAAGGATAAATAGTTCCCTCGTCTGATGATGCTTCTATTATTTGGGTGTCTATCGCATTACCATTTCTAGTTATATCATTATCTAAAGTTTCTTCAACAACTTCTATAATTTGATTTCTAACAGTATCTATATTTGTTGTTGTGCCTTTACCAAAAGCAACTATTAAAAAATCTATTGTACCTCTATATGTACCTGCTCCAGTATCGCCTATGCTTAATACTTCCCTTGTTTCATCACCAGATTGTACAAACATTGCAGGGAACTGGGCATCACTAAGTTCTTCAACTTCAAAAGGCTCTCTAGTAATTTTTTTAAACTCAATAGGACTTGTAACAGCATCAAGTTTAGTAATTATATCACTAGCTATGTTTTCTCTTTTGCTCATATACCCATTTCTTTAAAATAAAATTTTGAAAATTCTGCTCTTAATTTATCTTCTTCTTTATTACCAATAGCAAAAAAAGGTCTTGTTATTTTTCTTTTACCTACTCCAAAACTATCATGAAAACTTGCTATCTTTTCCCTTTCCTTATTACCAAAAAATAATGTGCTTTTTAAAGCACCAGTTTTAAAGTCTAAACTTCTAAACATTTTGCCAGTATCGGTTAAATCTACAAATCCAGTTTGTCTACCCCTCTTTTTTCGGCTTCTCACAGTAGATGGTGCATATGATCGCATATTACCCCCATCTGGTAGCTTTCCTGCTTGTGTTCGCTTTGTAATCATTAATATTGCCATGTTTGAAACTCTATTAAGTGATTTGGTTATTACTGCCTTTTGTTTTCTACTAATTTTCTTTAATAAATTAGTTACCTCTATAGAATTTACGTCAACTTTTACATCAACAGTCATTATCTAACTAACCGCAAATGGTGCAATGCTTCTTTTTCAGAATCACTTACTGCACCAGATGAATCTTCGTCATATTCAACACCATCTCTAAGAATAGCTTGGAATTCTTCTTCGTATCTATCTCTATAGAAATCTATTTGAACTTGAAATGTGTCTTTGCCATCTCCAGTATCAGGGTCTTTCCATTTAGTTAGGATTGGATAAGCATATTTCCATAAAGTCAAATAAACTACTGATTGTGTCCATTGTGAGTTTGTTAACTTACTATTAGTCATTTCAACAGATGTTACTTTAGTAATATCCTTATATCTGACTGTGTGCCTATATCTCTCCCACCATTCCTCTCGAATACGTCTTAAAACATCATTTTCAGCAAACTGTAATTGATCGCCAAAATCACTAATCCCAAAACCTAATATATCTGGTTGTATCTTTTGTAAATCGGTGTTAGCAACTGCAAATTCAGATGT